AGGTTCTCTTATGTTTGCTGGTGTAGGGTCAAAGATTGATTGGGAAATTATAGCCAATCACCCTGGAGTACCATATATTGATGGGGATGATAACAGTGATTCAAGCTGGGTAATGAGTTTTTTTGGTAATGACTTTAAAGGTGAGGTAGTAGACCTCCATGAACCACCAAAACCTATACCACCTATAGAAGAATGTAACTTAATGTCATGTGATTTTGATTGTTTAGGAGATAACTAATGTCAGATTGTGTAAACTGTCAATGTAGTGATATAGTTGTAGGAGCTACAGCTTGTAAGTCATTACTTGCACAGAATGAAGATGTAATCAAACAACACGCACTTATATTGAGAGACACACAACTGTGTAACATTGTGGATGAATCTGCAAAGTTCGCTTATTCTCAATGGTGCTTTAATAAAAACTTAATCAAGCAAATTGATTGGCTTACTAAAGAAGTGGATAGACTTAAAGGAGGAAATAGATGAGTTGTTATTCTTGTGGGGGAAACCCTAACACTTTCTGTAGAGAGTGTGTAAACAATAGAGATACTTGGATAACTCCTGTGGATGCTCTTCCTGATGTCTTTATGGGAGACTTTGACCACTTATTTAGAACACCTAATGGTAATCTTTATGCTCTATCACCAGACAGAACACAGTGGATTCAAGTAAATGGTAGTGGAGGTAGTGGTAACTCTACTACCTATAAAGCTGGTGATGGTATTGCAATCACTCAAGATGGTACTATCAATAATACAAAACCTAATAACTCACAGACATTGAGTTTTGATGGTAGGACTCTTTCAATTAGTGATGGAAACTCTGTAGTATTAGATGGCTATGATGATACATCTGTGCTGACTCGTCTTAAAACTCTTGAGACTAAAGTTGATAAAGACACCAATTATACTGCAATAGGTAATGGTTTGATTCTTAATGAGAATAACTCATTTCAATTAGATATTGCAACAAAGAGACTTACAGACTGTCCTTATAAAACAAACGGTGATAGGCTCATTAGATTAACACCAGAGTTAAGGTATGAGGGAACTGTAAAAACAGGTATATCCTATGCTGTGGATAATGATGGTACTGAGAATAAAGGTATAGTAACTGAAGCAGGTATTTTCTTTGACTATGAAGGAAAAACATCCTATGAGGGAACTACTACTTTTAATTTATCTGGAACTAATGTTTTACTGAATGGAGTTGTCACAAACTCCAGTAAGGTTGATAAGGTAGCATCAACATTATTGAATAAGGATGTTGAATTTAAAGTAGATATATATGCTAGTTGGAAAGACTCAAATAATAAGGTTTATTTCTCATTTGAACCAAAGGTGATTTGGGGAGTTAAGCTAGAATCACACATAGAATACTATGAGCATAATCTCACAAAAGAAGAGTTAGATTCTTCTGAACCTATTGAGATTGAGGTCAAAAGAGGAGAGACTGTGATTGGTAAACTAAGTCTAACATTAAAGAATGTAAAAATATATATACAAACTGCTCAAGAAAAAGTCGCACTTAAGAACCCTAGAGATAATAAATATTACTTTGTACCGAGGTTAAGTTAATGGGAAAAACTACTTATATTAAGAGAGAACAAACAGCTACTCCAAACCTAGATGATTATGTCACTATGGAGGACTACAATGAGCTTAAGGAAGCCTTTGTCGGCTTACTTGAGGATTTGGAAGGTTCTGGTGCATGGTCATATACTGGAGGTAATATTCTTAATGGTAGCTTAGACTCTAATAGACATATTGCTACAGGGAATATTAACCTGTTTGGAGGAAGTGTTGATGGTGATTCATTCATCAGAACTAACAATGATAGAACCGAGAATGACCTAGCAGGAGGTATCTAATGGCTAGTTGGAAAGATGGTGTAGGTCAATATACTTGGGGCACTTACTTAAATACTGGAACATATAATGATATTGCTGTTGTCGGTGGTGCTAAAGGTGGAGGAAGTGATTACTTTGGCATTTCTGAAAGTGAGATGGATACACTACGAGCCAAGGATTATGGTACTGGTGTTCATTTTTGGAGAGATGGTAATAAGTTAAATATCACCATAAACCTCATCATTATCACAACTAAGGATAACACAATACTTAGGAATGGATACTATATAGGTGACTCTTCAGCAGACTATAAGTTCTTTGCTAACATCCAATATAAGACTAAACAGGGTAATTGGGTTGAACTAGGAGATAAGGAAATCAACACCTTCCATGGTGGAGACCCTATGTATGATAGAGCAGGTTGGGACACAGGTGGTTCTGGGTATCTGTGGAAGACTTTCACCTTTGACAGCATTGACTTAACACAAGTAACACAATTCTCTGTAGGTGTACATGGTGAGGGTAATGATATTAGAAAGTGGAACTACTATAATATTGAGGATGTCCTTAAACCTACCACAAAAAGACTTACAATTAAGTACCTTAATAAACAGACAAGAGAAGAAGTTAGACCCCCCTTTACTGTAGATGTCCTTGAAAACACTCAATATAGAGATACAGCACCTAATGTTAGAGGTTATTCCATTGAGAACCCTGATATTAACATCTTCATGGTTAATGACACAGAGTATATTGTATGGTATATTCCACATACATCAGTCACTGTGAAATATCTAGATAGAGTTACTAATAGACAGCTAAGAGCTGATACTAGGATAGATGACCTAACTGTAGGACAAACAATCACAAGAACTGCATTATCTATTCCTGATTATACACCAGAACAGTCTCAAATTACCCATGTTGTGACTAGAGGTACTAACATTATCACGTTCTACTATAGACAAATTCCTAAAGTAAGAGCATGGGCTATTAGACAAGGTGGCAGATGGAAGTCTTTAGGAACTATAGATAAGCACTTTAAGATTAGAAGAAGTGGTACAATGATTACTACACCTAATGAGGACATTATTTCAGGAGATGTAGGTAGAGAGAACTATTCAGCTAATAGAATTAGAAAAGCTAACAGTTGGAAAGCTCAAGGGAAGGTAGGAGATTGATGGCATACGAAGATAATAAGAACACAAGGCTCAATGAAGCATCATTCAAGAGCTACAATGAGAATCCTAAAGATAGATGTTGGTATGATGGGTGTGACTGTGAAGATATTCCTATTGCTGACTGTGATAGGTTAGTAGATGAGAATAACAAGGGTGTAGGACGTTTTGCTTGTATGGCAGAATCACAGAAATGCTATAACCCTAAGTTCTTCTCATCATTCATTAAGAAACTAGCTTGTCAGTTAAATCACTATATTGAAAACATCTGTGCACTGTGGGATATGGTACAATGTATGGGTGAATATGTAGCGTCTATTGGTGATATGGGAAAAGTACATACAAACTACTCTCGTAATTCTGCTGTGTCTTCTGCTACATTCTACTATCCTATCACTAAAGAGTATGATATTGACTTGTACATGGACTCTACTACTGGTGTAGACTTTGAGAATGATGATAAGCGTAGACAGCTCACAGATAGACAGTACAGAGTGTTCCTACGTTGGTGTGCTGATGGTACTACACTTAAAGCCACAGAGGATAACACAATGCAGATTGTAGTTTATCACAGTGGAGAAAATTACACACAAGATATGCTTAAGCAACGTTCTGTGCATTGGCAAATGACTGGTGTAGTAGATGGTGCTATGGAAATGTCTGACACAATCATTGTACCTGCTGGTCAATATATTAAGGTAAGAGTTGTTCCTGAGAATGAAGCTAGTGGTGTATTCAGACTTCACCAATTCAAGGTTGAGTATGTTCCTATCATTGAAGGTAAAGACCTACCTGATTGCTTGAAATTCACAGAGATTCCTAAATCAGAATGTGATTGTGACAATAAATAAAAAAGAGCCTAATTGGCTCTTTTTGTTTTATATGAAGAATCCTTCCATTCTAATAATTTTATCATAAACTTCCTTAAACCATACTACATTTGGTAAATCATTAGCTCCTAATACAGAGTCACCATTATGGAAGTTTCTAGAATCTTCTTCATCGGATACAAAAATTATATGTTTTTTTATTCCCCAAAATGATTTATATTCAAACTCTAGAATACTACCTGAGAACATTTGTTCTTCGTAATTCTTTTTAAGTTTAGCTTTATAAGGATTCTGTGTAATAGTATAACCTTTATCCTTTATTGCTTTTACTACCATTTCTACATAATTCAATTCCATCACCTTATTCTTTTATATATACATACCATCACCAGTAATCTTTAAAATATTACCTGATTCAATAAACCAAAATACTTGGGGTAAACTCCAATCATTCCAATCTCTTCTTAGGTTATGGAATTTATTATATTCTCTATCCCCAACAAACAGTGTAAATTCACCTCTAGCTTTATTATTGTGTATAAATGTAATAGCTTTTCCAATATGAATAATTCCATTTTTACTAAGCTTTAGAGAAGCTCTTCTTGGTTTTACTATACACGTAGCATCTTGGCTCTCTATACCTTTTATAATAAAATCTAAATCTACATCAATCATACCAATAAACCTACTAATCTATTAAATTTTAGCTGACTTATTGCTACCCATCTACAACGATTCTTGAAAGTCTTACTAACAAACACAGAACTTGCATCATGTAACCAATTATAATCTTCCTCATCAGCTATAAATAAAAGCTGAACCCCTTCATCAAAATAGTCAAGTTCAACTATATAACCTTTGTTATTTACCAAATCATATTTTGTCAATTCACCTCTACACATACTTATTAGAGTGACACCAAATTCTAAATTATCTTTTATAAGTTCTCTCATATCACACAAGCTCATATAAGCATACCTCCACCCACATAAGTTAAGTCTGATTCATCTACCCAAAGGCATCTGTCTCTAAATACAGAACTACCAAATACAAAATAACTACTATGAAATAATCTATCATTTTCAGTGTTTGAGATAAACAAGTAGTTATCACCACCTTTAAATCTAAGTATATGTCCATGGAAAATATTCCCATTTAATCTAATAGATGCACTCTCTAAACCATCATATAGATGTGGATTAACCATACTTTTCTTTACTAATTCAACAAACTCTTCATTCATATCAACAACCCACTAGGTAGTATACTCTTATCAAAACCCACAGACATTACATCATGAATTTCATAAAATCTTCTACCAAGTCTACTCCCTTTCTTAATTACTTTCCAACCATAATGGAACTTGTCATTAGTAGATGTACTAATAAACAATCCCACAGGGACAGAATCCCTATAGAATAGGAATGTAAACCCTTTGTGACCAAATAACACAGTGTCTACAGCTTGTTGTTCAGGAAACACTATATTACTCTTTGCTATGTTCTGTAACATACCTAGAGTGATTACTTTTAAAGCCATACTACTTTACCCCTCCTTTAGACCTTACATATCTACCATACAGTGCTTGATTACCTTTGAGGTTTAGAACCTCTTCTGTGTATCTAACATAACCAGTACCTACCATATAAGGATATAGCAAGTTCTGTTCTGCTCTGATAGCTCTACGTTTTCTTCGTAGGGCTTTTTGTTTACGATAGTCTTCAGTATCCTTGATAGCTTCACCAATTTCAGTATAGGTTCTCTCAAGTTCAATATACTTATCTGAAGCAAGTTCAGCACTCATCTGTTCGCTCAAAAGTCCACAACTCCTCTCCATTACGTTTAAGGATAATATCTACATCACCCTCTTTTGTGCGTGTGTAGTTACGTTCATCACCAATCCATTCACGTATGAATGAATTTCTCTGTACATAGCTATGAACCTCAAGCTCATGGAAACAGTTACCCATTTCATCAATACGCTTAAGAACCCATATTGTCTTTGTAGTAGTCATACATACTCCTTGCAATCACAATACCACCTATTCTACTCTTAGCCTTCTTAGGTGTCCTAAACCTAAATAACACACCACCAGTACCCATTACAAAGTATCTATAGCCTAGTAGCATCTGTGTTACATCTTGTGGTACAATCAATCGTTCCTTATTGTCTAAGAAATCTTGTTGAATATACCAATCCATAATCTCTTTTGTGAACTTTTCATACTTCTCAACCCTAAAGTTAGTATTCATAATCATTGAGTACATTTCTCTAACCTTTTCAGGCACAGTCTTAATGAAATCAATCCTAACCTCTAGCTCATTGATATAGCTAATATCTGAAGCAAATTGTGATGCCATAGCATAGCTGATGCCATAGACATTCTCAAACTCCACAAACTGTCTAGCTATTTCAGAGGTCTTCCATCTATAAAAGTTATCAGGGGGAAGCTTATCAAGAAAGTCACAAGCTGATGCTAGAAGGAACTCACCTTTCTTCAATCCTGTGATACCAGTCTTAATTAGAGGTGTAGCATATCTGTTCATAAGTTTTACTTTCTCACTATCCAAACGTTTAGCTAACTGCTCTAACTCTTTCAGTGTGTACACACCCTTCTTATTTGCATATCTTCTGACAATAACCTTATCACCAACCATACGATACACAAACACAGTGAGTAGCTTGTCTCTTAATGGTACAGGATGGTTATTTAGGGTTCTAATAAGTATCTGTGAAGTTGCATCTAAGTATCTAAGGTTGTTAGGGTAGTGCCTTCTTTCAAGGACTAGCTTTTTTTTAGGAATGTCTTTAAGTCCATACTTGCTCTCAAAGGCATCTCTTCTTAATAATACATAGTGTTTAAAATCTTCTAAAGATATATTCATGTCTTCCCTCCTAGATGTACACAAGGCAAATCATGCTAAAATTACAGGAGATGTTAAATAAATTCATGATAAGTCTATGACAAGTGTTGAACGAATTTATTTATATTTGGTACTATTCAAAACGGCTTATAGTTATGTTAGTTAATAAGGAGTGTAATACCTTGTGTACATTTAGGAAGGCAGAACCTTCCATTGTATAAAAAGAAATAAGTTGAAACTGTCACCATCACGAAAGGAATTTGATTATGACAGAGGGTTTCCCCTCATGAAGAGAATAATAGTGGCGAAAGGAGTAACCACTATCACAAGGTTGGGAAATTTAGTGAAGATACACATAGTTACAAATTGGCAAGCTGTAAGTATCCAACTCAAGTGCTTATTCTCTTCATGAGAGGAGTGACTGTGTGTGTTAATTAGAAAATACTTTCTTTATTTATTTGATTATATTATCTACAGTCACTCACCCTATAACTAATTATTCTGCATCTGACCAATCGTCAGAATCATCTACTTCTACATTATCATCAGAATCGTCTTCATCCAATTTGAAGAAGTTTGTAACGTTCCATGTAGGTTTGTCGTTGTAAGGTTCACCCTCTTTAATTTCAATACCTACATATTTACCTTGAAGGTCATCTGTGTCTACATTTTCATTACCTAAAAGGTATGTAGCATCAAACAACTTATACAAAAGTTTTTGACCAAAACCATTGTCAACAATGTTCGCTGTAATTGTACGAGGTGAGTTTTCACCAAATTCACCCTTAAGTGTCACAGCAAGCATATCCAACATTGAACGAGTCCGTTTCATTTCCACTGCTTGAATCACAGCTTCATACTTGCCTGGTTCATATTTAACTTCTGTAGTTTCTTGTGGTTTAATTGTAATAATTGACATTATTCTGCATCTCCTTTAGCTTTAGCTTGTGTTGTTCCATCAGTCAATCCAACAAGATATTCCCAAGTAGGGTTTGCCACTGTGTCAGGAATAGCTAGTCCTGGTTTACGAGTTACTTTAAGCGTGTAAATAGGATTCCCAGCCAATCGAACTTGGTAGAAGTCTTTAACCTTCTTCTCACCTTTTACAATCTTAGACTTAGTTACTCGTTCTGTGTGACCAATGATACGAGATGATGCTGTAATGTACTTAGCCACACTATCCATAAGGTTAGGAATAGTCTGTGCAGGTACATTTTCATCAACCACATCTTCAATGTTCACGTTCTTTTCTTGGCAGATAATGTAAACATTCTTACCTTGATAAGACAAGTCAACTAATTCATCAACCAATGCTTTTAGTTGAGTAGATGCTTCACCATAGTGGTTAATAAGCATTTTCTTGACCTTGTTAGTTTCCATAATGTCCTTGTAGCACAACTCTTGAACATTTGTGAAATGGTCAATAGCAATACTATCAAAGTCTTTAGCATATGTAAGTGCTTCTAGAACATCATTCCATGAAGTACATTCTGCCACAGAGAAACGTTCATCTTGTGCCACAGAAGCCAATCCACGGTCTGTGTCAATGATTAGAACATTACCTGGCATAGAGTTAATGATGGATGTCTTACCACTTCCTGCCATTCCATACAACGTTGTCATTGTATGAAGTTTAATCTTATTCAGTTTTTTGAGTTTCATTTGTTCCTCATTTTCCAGTAGAGCCATATCCACCACGGTCTTTATTACCAAGGTGCTCTACAACTTTAAAATTGATATTAGGTTGATTTTCCATGATACGGAATTGACACAACCGTTGACCTTTATCAATCTTTCCACTCTTAGTAGCATAGAACTTAGCTCCCCAATAGTCATTATCTCCACAGTAAGAGTTATCAATGATGCCCATACTGTTTGTGAGAATAAGACCAGTGTTTTGGAAAGTGCTAGAGCGTGGTAGCAAGTGTGCTTCATAACCTTCAGGCAACTGCATAGCCACACCAAAGTCAATTACAACTGTATCACCAGCTTTGTATTGTACTTTTGTGTTTGATTCAAGGTCAATCCAATCACCAACACTAAGCTCTTTAATTCCTACACTACTACCTTCTTTACGCTTAAGTTTAATCACTTCTGTATGTTTATACTCATGTAGTGCAAAGAATAAATGTAGAGCCAAGTCAATAAAGATTGCTAAAGTTACAATAATTCCTAATTCAGACAATTATTTCTCCTTTTCCTCTTCAATTACATCATTCAACAAATCAAGCATCAAGTCACAATAATAAGCATATTGACTTTTCACAGTAGTCTTTGTAGATAGATGCACAAACAAGAACTGCTTGTCTGTGAAGTCCTCTACTTCACTAGGATTCAGTATATAACCTCTCTCTGAAGAGAATATGTCATTAGAGTTTGATACTTCACTAAGAGCTTTCTCTAAGAAAACTTTAGCCTTCATCAAATCATCAATACCATTCTTGTACTTGTATCTCCACACATACTTCACAGCAGAAGCAATCAGTGGGTCAAGACCAGCCTTTATCCAAAAATCCCAACACTGTAACTTATTCTGTGTGTATCGTTTAGGGTTTACAATGTCTTCCTTCATTTATTGCTCCTAACTAACAAGAATTGCTATTATAGCCATTATACTAAAACCTAACATCAATATTAGGAGAAAAGTCCACATGTACCCTAAAAGGTTTACAATAAATTTCTTCATTTCTTATTCCTTTTTGATATGTATAGAGCACCAAGAAGAAACACAACAAGAATCAGGTTGTTTAAAACAACTGCTGTATTATCATCCATTGTCTAACTCCCTTACTTTCACCTTGAGGTCTAGCAAATCATTTTCAACTCTAAGAAGCTCTACATAACGTTTAGGCGATAGTGACACAGAGGTTACTCCATCAATACCTCCAACAAGGTCTTTGAAGTTTCGTTCACCTTCTCTATCACGTTGTGCAATTTTGTCTTCTAGGTATTGATTACCTGAACGCAGACATTCAATATCCTTTTCTAGTTGATTATTTTTATAGATTTGAACAATCAGCAACACAACTGTGAGGATGAAGAAGAAAATACCAAGTTCAATATCTTGATTCATTATTTAAACCTATAATGCTTCACTGTGAAGCCATCACCTTTCATTATTACTACTACATTATCATCAATGAGCTTGTTTTGTAAGCCATTATAGTAGGTATCTCCCTTAAACTCACCATTAATATAGCTGACAACTGCTTCAGTACAGTAAGGCTCAAATGCTTCATAAGTAGACGCACCACCAATTATCCAAATGTCTTTATCATGCTCATTGTAGAATTGAATAACCTCATCCACAGAGTTGGCAATATATACATTCTCATCATCATAGCCATCAATCTCATCCTTGTGTGTAAGAACAATGTTAATTCTATTCTTAAGAGGTGTACTTCCTATTGACTTCCATGTGTTCAGTCCCATGACAACAATTCCACCTGTTGTTTGGTTTTTAAAGTAGTTCAAGTCTGAATTATTAGACCAAGGTAACTTACCTTTATTACCAATCAGACCATTATTATCTTGTGCCCAAATGAACTTAACCATTATAAGACCTCCAGTGTAACTTGAATGACATCTTTAAACAATTTTCCACACTTCTTACACTTCCTTATATAAGTTATGTCTTCCCTGACCTCAAAGTGTCCATCAAGATAAGCACTTAACTCACTGGGAATGTATTCTTTATAAGGTTTTGATTCATATTTTCTAACAATTTTTGTAGAATGTAGATTGAATAAACAACTTAGATTCATTACTTCTCCCAATAAACAATAGCAGTGTAGTAGAAGTGATAACCTCTTTCACTAGTAGAAAAACTAATTGATACATTTCCCTTATGGCTAATGAAATTATTTATATCCTTTTCAAGTTTATCCCTATCAGTACAACTAAAAATTTTACACTTCATAGTTATAAAATAGGGCTACACAGACTTACCATGTAGCCCATACCTTAATTAGTCTTCTACTTGTACTAGGAAAGCTTCATGATTGAATTGAGGGAAACGTTCTTCAATTTCAGCCATTGTGAACTTACCTACTTTATCAGTACCTTTTCCAAGTACATCAGCTTCTTCTGTGAAACCTGAAAGCTCTCCATTTGCATTGATAGCAATGTAAGGAGCTTTAACTTTACGAGGTTTCTTTCCAATGAAGATAATGTAACGTGGCTCAGCAGGTACAGTAGCTTCTGCTTGTGGGGCAGTTGATAAATCAATTCCAAGTGCTTGAGCGAGTGTGATAAGTAGTTCTGTGTTGTTAGCCATTTTGCTAACCTCCTTAATATTATTTGTAGAGGGTTTAAAGTGATTATCTCTACCACCACAAGATTAGTTTATCAAATATATGTTACCTTGTCAATAGGTAATTTAAACTTTTTTGAATTTTTTTTCAACAAATTCATCCAAGTCTTCTGTGATATCACCAATGTACACTTTATAGAAATAGTCATATACATTAGGTTGTCTCTTAGTTGGAGGAATATACATACGCAGATTAGGATTTTTAGCAATCATAGAGGTCAACTCACAGAATTGCTCAAGCATATCCTCTCCACGATATTTATTGTAATTAAACTTAATATGCTTAACTCTGTAACTTCGCCCATTAAGTTTCTCTTTAGGGTTCACACACTCAAAGCAAAAGTCCTTGACTGTGTAACCAAGTTTAGTCATAATCTCCATATACATATTTGCTTGGAGACTATACTTAAGTTTATCTTCTTGGGGTGCTTCACTGTAGGTCTTATAGTCAATAAGAGACACAGTACCATCACCATTGTCAATCACAGCATCAATGTAACCAATGAACTCATGACCATTAGGTAAGTCAAAAGTAATCTCCTTCTCTGTCTCAATGACTTTAGAGAAGTCCACAGTCTCACCTCCATTTAGGTAACGTTCAATAGCTAATAGACCAGTCATTCTAGCTTCATCACAGAAAGGAGAATGTTCATGCACAGAAAGAGCAAGATGCTTAACTTGTGCTTCATTTAATTCACCTTTGTGGTCAGCCATAATTTCCATAGCTGTGTGGAAGATAGTACCTCTATCCATGTACTTAGTTCGTTCAGGGTCAGGTAGTTCCCTGTATTCAGCTACATACTTACACCAATGTTCCCAAGGGTTTTCTAGGTAAGTATTCACACGAGATACACTAAACTTCATAGATGCCACCACCTAACCCAATACGCTTCTTAAGCACAGTAAGGTAAGTGTTCATTGCATTTAGCTGTATCTCTAATACCCACAGAGGGCAATCTAGTTCAACATCTATTTCACCCATACTATACTTAATAATAAATGAGTTTAACTTAGATACACGCTCTTCTAATTGTGAAAGCTCTTCTTGAAGTCTTTCTTTGTAACCTTCCATATTTCCTCCTATTTATTGACTAATTTTGGTAGAATTTCATTCAAAAGGAATGAGTAGTTAGGTGCTAGAAGGTATTTAGAGATATTAAACACCAATGATAACAACATAAAGAAAGAAATACCTGCATAGTACATTTTAAATGTCTTGCTATACTTTTTAAAATTCTCCTTTGAAAGTAATCTTGCATACTCTACTCTAGTCAGGTTATCTGGGACTTCTTTATAGTCAATACACTCATAATCTACTTCAAGATTATATCTAAACATAACAAAAGCTACAATAAGAATGACACCTATAACAAGCATAGCACAAGAAGATTTACTCATGACAGTATAGTAAGTACACTCTCTGACTAGCTGTTCATACAACTGTGGTGTGTTGTCTTTGACTGAACTAAGCAAGTCTGAAATACCATCCACAGATACATTTAAACTTCTAGCTAATGCTTCTAATAACTTATTCATCAGTATATACCTCTGTAACTTCTATTCCTTTGCAATGGAACACCCAACCAAATCCAGCATTCTCTAAGTCTTTCTTTGTATGAAGTTCTCTTATGTTAATGGCTTTACCCTTACCAAAATACCATGTATCAGATACTTCACCATACAAGAGATACTTAGTAGAGCCTGTGATAGCTTTAATTTTTACCCTATACTTAAGTTCATAGACTTTATAACCAATAAGCCATGCCCTGGCAAATAGCTCTTGATGATTTATAGCATATTGAATAGCTTCCTCAAGATTTCCCTCAAAAAATCTAGTCTTATTATGAGTACCTGTGTAAGAATCTATAAAGTCTAACTCTATATATTTACAATACTCAATATAATCTGCAACATTTTTAGGTATATTTACTTTTTCCATAATTAGCACTCCAGCTCTTTAGCAAACTGCCAAACCCACGCAATAGTAGAGTCTTTAACCATCTTCTCTGTGATTTTTACTCTAGAATCTTTTGCTAATTGCTTTATATCTTCCTTAGAACTATATATATAATTACTAACTACTAAATTATTATAACCATTTATATATATATGTCTATATTTGTTTTCACCACATGGTATAACAAAGTAGTAGTATTTTTCTTTTTTAACTGTGTAGCCATTTACCCAGGCATTAGCAAATAACAACTGATTCTTATTTTCTGCGAAGTATATTTTTAGTCTTTCTACATCTGACTTTCTATTATAGTTGTTTACAAACAATGTATTCAGCACCAAAGCTCCTCTGATTGAAACTTTAGTCAATTTACAATATTCAAGCCAATGAGCTACATAGTCAGGAATCTCAACTACATAAGATTTATCTGTTGCTTCATCAAATCTTCCTTGCTCATATCCATCACGGTATGCTCTTGAGGTAGCATCACAACCAAGCTTAGATAAAACTTCTCTTACCCATTCAGACTTAGAAGGTTCATCTAAGTTTTCAATTCTTCTAATTACTTTTTTAAGAGTAATTTTGTATTTACCACTATCATACACCATAATACACCTACTTATTATCTAGATAATACACAAGAGTACCAAATCGGCTACCTAAGGAATAATCAGCACTAGTAATCTGTGTACGTTCTGTGTTAAGTTCACTTCTAACAGTCTTCACAAGACTATTCAGCTCACTCCTCTTCATCCAAGTTAGACAAAGTACCACTACTACTGCTAGGGTTAGTAACCCATTTACCATACATAATAGCTTTAATGATGTCTTTTTCATTTTCTCTTGTGATAAGTTTTTCACTTTCCAATTCCTTTACAATACTTACAATTCCTAGATTAGCCTTCCTATCTTTTCTAATAATTTTAACAATAGGAATGTCTAACACAGGCAAGCCTTCATTCACATATTGCACAAGGTCAACTTCAAATATATCTGAAAGTCTCTTGATATTTAATGGAGAAGGTGTGTTTTTACCACTTTCCCAATCAGCAATACGTGAATTACCAACATAGCCCAAACGTTTTGCTAGTTGCATTTGTGTCATTTTATGTGCTAATCTAAGTTCTTTAATTCTTGTTCCTAATACGCTCACTAATACTAAATCCTCTAGTCTTTCCTTTATAAGATTTAATTAGTGCATCATTTGACATAATAAAACTTATATATTCAGGATAAGTCTTTTCCAACTCACCTTTATCCCTAGATGTCACTGTGTATTTATTAGGTTCTACAGACCAACCAGTATCACCATTATCATACTTGCACAAGAAATGGTCTGAAGGAAGTTTAATAAACCAAGTCTTATCTGGTTCTTTTAGGGTATATTTACCACACAACACAGCCAATCCCAATCGTTTAACCAAGTCCTCAATATCAACTTTAGGTTTACCTATTGTCAATTTCTTGAACCATGGCTGTGTGAATTTGCTTGATGATGTGAAAATATAGTTAATATAACCCAATGCACTAATTTTATAATCAATAGTATCAATCTTGAGTGTATTAAAAAATTTAACCTCATTTTCTGTTAGTTCAGGCACAGCAATAGATAACTGTACTCTATTTTTAGTTAGGTATTTTTCTTCTGACTTTTCAACCTTATTTTGTTTCTTGTAGTATGCTTTAACTTTATCTAGAGTATCCTCTCTAATAGTTTCAACACCTTTTGAAATAAGTTTGTTCAAGGTCAGAACAGAAATACCAATCTCTTTACTTAGTTGAGCCTTACTTTTAGACTCAAGGCTTTTTAAGATTTGTTCTTTCATCTCTTGTTCCTTTCTACATATACTATTCTACACTATATTCAGATATTTGTCAATAGAAAATTAAGAAATAATTTAAAAATTTTTAAATTATTTCCCATCTTCTTTTAGTTGGTCAGTTAAACAAGCGCTACAAGGTGTTACTTCATAGCCCAAAAACATAGCCAATACTTGATTAGCCACTCTAGACTGTTCAATAAACACACTCTTAACATTGTCATTAGCAATATCAACTTGCCATGCTTCAAAGGATGTTATCACAGCCACTAGAACGTGTTTTAACAAGCACCAAAGGTCAGGGTTACCATTATCATTAGCTTGTGCTTTAAGTATTGCCATAGCCTTCCTACGCTGTTCTGTGAGCTGTTGTAGTGTCATTACAATCTGATTCAACTTTTCCTTAGTATCAAAGATAGCAATTTTATCCTCTTCAGTTTGAATCTCTGGTGCATCTATATTATACCAAAACTTAATTTGGTCTTCATACTTACGCACAAGAATTTCAAGATGGTATTCACCAGCACCTAAGTGCATAATGTTAGTGATAATATCCTCTGTGATACCTACAGAACTATTCTTATTTGTCATAGTGTAATTCCTCTAAAAGCATACCTTACATAGTAGGTATTCTTTGTCATTTTAAACATACGCTCATAAAAGGCACAAGCTCTCTCATGAGTAAAGAACTCATGCTCTTTTACAAGCTTTCCATCAAAATACTCTTCAACTACGAACATTTTCCCTATACCCATTGTTTATAATTGACTTTGCATATTCCACAAACTCTTGTGACTGTGTTGGGTAATGGATTATCAATCTGTTACCCAAATCACCTGATGAGTAAGTAAAAGCAATGTTATGAGATACATACTGTACCCTCATGTGTGATGCTAAAACACTATAACACACACCATAATCAATCTTCTTAGGGAGTTTATAGTTTAGTTTATACATTTCATCAAAGCTAGGAAAATAAGGTAACTCTAACTTGAAATTCTTATTAAGGTAGCCAATACCTTCACAGAACTTACTCATGATATACTCTGTACCACTCACTGAAATCTCATAAGGAGGGTCAAAGTCTACTTGATTTTCACAATAGCCTTCAGGGTCTTCTAAGAAGCACTCTCTATTAAGTTTCCTTAATGTAGAATACTCTTCCCTTGTATAAACTATTTTATCATATAGGTGCATTAGTGCCCTCCCCAACATTGTGATACTTCTACATCAGCTACAAAAGGTATAGGTGGTTCTAATCCTTCTAGAATTGGTGGATTCTCCATAATTACTTTTAGTTTAGGCACTAGTTCATCTACATAGTCTTCCCTAATCTCAAATAGGATAGCATCATGTACAGAACCTAGTACATTAAATCGTGTGTGGTCTAATTCCTTGCTAAATACTATTTCAGCTAAAGCACTTGTACACAAGTCAGAACCAAACCCTTGGACTGGTGAGTTAATAGCTTGTCTTTCATCAGCAGAACGTTTCTTGAAATTTCTACTATGTATATTATCAAACCATCTCTTTCTCCCAATAGGCGATTCTATATATCCATGCTTTCTAGCAAACTCTTTACACTCTTCATGCCATTCAAGAAGTCTTGGGTAAGCAGTAAAGAAACTCTCACGAAGTTTTTCACTATCCTCTAATGTAAGGTTCAATCCGTATGTCTTGGCATAATCCACGAATGTTTTTGCAACCATTCCATATAAAAAACCAAAATTTCCCGATTTCGCCTGTGACCGTTTGGTTTTCTGCTCATCATGACTCAAGCCACTAGTATCACCAAAAAGTAACTCAGTAGTTTTACTATGTAAATCACTACCTGACTGATATGCGTGTTGCATATTTATGTCACCTGACAACCAACTAGCAACACGAAGCTCCAACTGTGAATAGTCCAACTCGGCTAGTTTCCAACCTGGTCTAGCCTCAATAAGGTTACGGACATAACTATCTCTAGGGCACTGTTGGATGTTTGGGTCACTACAAGTAGTTCTCCCTGTTCTAGCTGTAATATTAAAACTAGGGTAAATTTTACCATCTACTTGCAAATCTTCCCAAGATTCAATAAAGGTAATTAGCTTGGATATACGTTTATATTCAAGTAATGTATCTATACAATCATTACCAACATAATTAGATAAGGCATCCACACCAACAGAAGGTTCACCACTATCTGTATATTCTATTACATCAAGTCCTTGCCCATAACCAATCACAGTAGGTCTGAAATGTTTTACCATTTTCACTTTACCTTCTATACTGTGCTCTTTCTTATAGGCATTTGCTTCTTTTCTTTCATCAAACTCTTTTACAACTTTACCCTTACTATTCACAATAGCATAAGTATTAGGTAATCTCTCACCTTGTTCATTATAAACTGGCTCATCTTTAGGAGAATAAAGAATACTTGCTACTTGCTTGTTAGAGTTCCAGTTTATATCCCCATAGAAAAGTAATTTTTCTTGGTAAGGTTTTAAATCCTCTTGCAATTTTGCAAGAACTTCATGCCTTCTAGGACTAATTGGTACTCCACCTTTTTCAACCTCATAATAAGCTTTATAGGCTCTCATTTCATTCTTAAACACTTTGAGTAAGTCATACTGTGTAATTTTCTTTTGGAAAATTTTTAGAAGCTTCATAGGGTACAATACATCATCCAAACCATAAGACTTAAACTTTTCTGTGATTTCTCCTGTTTTAGCTTCCTTGGATATATCATAATTTACATGGAAATACTTTTCTGTGAGTTGCTTTAGTTTTAGCTTATCTTCCCCACAAACATGAGCAAGCACAAGAGTATCCAGCCACAATTTAAGAGATATACCAGTCTTAACATAAAGGAACAGTAAGTCAAATTTACCGTTGTGGGTAACTAATTTACATTCCTTTAGTTTCTTCATTAAAGCTAGTTGTCTCTTTTTACCTAGTTTCTCCCAATTAAAGAACTTACGAGTATATTCTTGTGTCTGTGTGTGTGTGAACCCTATCTGAATAGAGGTTATATCATGTCTGTGTCTATCAAGACCTTTAGTCTCAATATCCAAACACACAGGTTTTGAGGTGTCTATTGCGTTTAACATCTATTCCACCCCAATCCTTCAAGTAAATCATTATGATAACCATTATAGAAGCCTTTAAAGTCTTTTCCACAGTACACCATAAGACTTCCATTAGGAATTTCAGCTAGTCTTGTTATAGGTGTAATTTCATCTAGAGACAAAACATCATAGTAGTCTAATGAATCAGCTCCTCTAGAGCAAGGTTTAATATTTATCAATGCCATATCATAACCCCATCTCTAAAGCTTTCAAAAGCCATTTCTCTCTAGACATTTGCCTTCTAATCTTGTGGTAGTCATTTTTACCCTCAAAACTATCAGGTTTAATAGGTTCTGGTTTATCTAGCCATTTCTCTATGTAAGATTCTGTTTGAGGTGTAAGTCTAGCTTTAGGAGGTGTATTTACTACATACCACTCATACCAATCACACATATCTTGCCCCATAAATGGAAATCTATGCAACAACTGAACTTGTGGAAGTCTACCCTTCATCAAAAATCTAATTAAATTAGACCTTAGATATGTTGTAGTTATATATATTCTAATATAACTATCAAGACTATAATCATTATCCTTTAGGTCAGCTATAAATCTTTCCCAAAACTCTTTGAAAGGTTCATCACCCTTTTCATAGGCTTTCTCAAACCAATCTAACTCTTGGAAACTTCTAGAGAATTTATCACTCATCAGAATCCTCCCCTAACACAGAAAAGTCTAGAGCTGGTTCATCATAAGCACTTTCACCCTTACGAGCATATACCTTACAACCCATGTTATCATCAACAACAAGGTCATAAACATCTCCTGACTTGTGATTACGAAAATAAGTAGTCATTGTGCTAGAGTTATTTGACTTACGTTGAAGTAGAATCATTGATTCATACCAACCTTCAATGAAGGCTGAACCATACATATCAGCAGTCTGAATCTTAGCACCACGTTCCAATTTTCTACTGTGATGGATAAGCATTATAGCACAGCCAATGTTTTTGGATATTCTAGAAAGTGTTTCTAAGCGTGATACAATGTCTTGGTGACGGTTAATATCACCATTACCAAAGAGCAAGTACATAGGGTCAATAATCAAGAGTTTAATTTCTAACTCTCTCATATCATTCTCCAGCTTGTGAATATGCTCCATTGTGATATTGTCTTCCACAAAGTAGATTGGAGGTGGTGTTGTGCTACCTGTGATTGCATAAATCTTGTGTTGCTCCATAGATAAATTGTTTTCACCTTGAATAATCAACACAGCACCTTGTTTGACTTCTCTGCCATCAAAAGGCTTACCAGTAGCTACAGCACAAGCTAAATTAAGTGCAAATGTAGACTTGAATGATTTAGAAGGCGCTCCAATGATTCCTACAGAACCATTCTCCCAAAAGTCTTCAATCAACCAAAAATCTGTAGGGTCAAACTCTTCAATTTCATCCACACGAACGATATTGAATTTACTCTTAAATGTCTTTCCCTTGTCTGACACAGTTTTAAGAGATTTAGCTTCAACCTCTTCTAACTTGAACTTCTTACTCAATCTCTTGATAGGTTCTACTTCATCACCATCTTTATCTTCTTCCCTTGCTTCATACTTAGCAAAAGCTCTATTTACTTCAGCATCAACAGTAGCTTCTGTGAATTTTGCTTTACTTTCTGGAGCATTCAACAACACAAACTTGACAACCTCTTTAGATGCACCATTTGAAATGAGTTTATTCTCTAACTTCCAAGCCCATTCAGAACGGTCAATAGCCATTTCATGAGTAAATTCACTCATAGCATTATACTCATCAAGGATATTGTCTAAATCTGCATTGATAGTCTCAATTTCTTCATCACTGACAATAGAGCTTTTCCTAATCTCAACATCTTCAAGGTGTTTCACAAAGTCTCGTTTACGGTACACAGTGCCTTCACCCATCATACCGCTTACTTTAAAGTCTGTAGCATATTTGTGATTCACTGTTCCTGGAATACGGTATAGATGCACAATATCAACACCACAAGGGTCAAAACCATACTTCTTAACAAGTTTTCTACACAGAATCTCATGTTCTTGTGGATTGACCTTGTTATCTAATACCCACACACCTTGATATTTGTTAGGACTAGTTTCCCAATAATAACTAGGAGGTAAGTCAGTAGGAATAGGTGCTCCATCAATGTCTTGTGCAATGATATATGTATCTTGTGCATTAGGTTTCTTTCGCTCTAGACCACCAGTAGGTGTGAATGAAAGATACAAGTCATATTTATCTCTTAGAGCCTTAACTTGTGAACCAATATTCTTAACATAATGTTTAGCTTGCTCAAAATCTCGACTAAACCTATCTTCAAACTCTGGGTCTTCTTTAGCCTTACGTTCTAGGTAAAACTTTTTATTCACACCAAAGTTCACAAGGTCTTTTTCACCAAAGTTTCGTTGTAGTAGCTCTATGAACTTGTTTTTAGCCATCTGCTAGAATACCTCCTTGCACAAAGTAACCATCTCTATGGTCAGCATCTTCTGGAATGGTAGCTCTAATAGATTCACGCTCATAATAGTCAAAAGCTTGCCACAAAGGCTCTAAAGTCTTTCTCACAGTAACATTAGGTTCAAGGATTCTTAAAACCTTATTGATAAAAGCATCAGAACGATTGCGTAAGAACCGTTTAACCCAAGCAACTAACTTTGAAGACTTTCCCTTTAGAGTTTTACACTCTTTTGCAGTTTCTTCAAGAGATTCAGACTTCACAATATCAACAGCATCTAGGTCTTCATCAAGGTTTTTTACCATAAGCTCAATAACCTTCACAGAGCTAGATTTAGCATTGTGTTCTTTCACAAAACCCAAGTCTTTCAAGAGTGTATAGTTATTTAGGTATGTACGGTAGTTTACATTTCCCATCATTTCCATAATCTCTTTATGACTTGTAATGAAATTGTTTCTCTTACCACTCATGTGGTACATTGTGTTGAACAAACCTAAAATCTGTGTAGCACGAATTGGTAATTTCCAATCAGTCAACCAACTACTTTGCACAGTGATATAGTGCTCTGTAGCAAGTTTTCTGTACAAACTAGTATCAGTGATTAGAGTTCGTGTACAGTAGAAATCATAGCTCTTTTGACTAAAACCTGTGTGTGTCTTACGTTCCACAAGACCTAGTTTCTCTAGTCTGGTGATTGAGTTAGAGATTGTCTGTGATGAACATCCAAGAATATCCACAAGTTGCTCATTTACATAGTGAGAACGAACTTTTTCCTCACCTTCTTTTGCAAAGCCACACAAGAAGCTATACAAGTAAATGTCAGTCAAGCTATTAAGAGTCTTGTCATGAAAGAAATTCAAGTACACTTTAATATACATAGCTTTCTCCTTTATTTTAATACAACTAGTATATCACAATGATTTTGAAAAAGCAAGACCTAATTTAAAAATTTTATTCTTGCCAAAAAATTCTTGTAACTTGTTTACGAGAATTTTCTGTTTGGATAATTAGAAAGCCTTTAATACTAATAGTATTAGTAAATAGAATAATAGTAATTATATAAATATTATTAAACCATATTATTTCCATCAACAATATGCATTTGTCTTTCCAAAAATGTGCATTTGACTAGTTTTTCTTCTGTGTGTGATTCATTTGACAAGTTGGTTCATCTGTGATATACTATTAGTATATACATAGCAACAAAGGGTAGGGCATTTCCTACCCTTTTCTGTTATGCTATGTCATAGACCTTTCCTTCGAGAATGTAGTAAAGTTCAAAGATTGATTTAAATGACATTCCCATAGAATAGGCTAAGTCAAGAGAATCAAGCATAATCTCTTCATCATAACCATCTTTTACATATTTGTCATAAATTGTTTTAGGTTTCAAAAATGTTGTTGCATTCATTGCATTCAAGTAGGTGTCTGCATCAGCATATTTTTTTGCTTTACTATCCCACAAACTAGGACGAGGTTCACCACAAGCAGGTCTGTAGGTTGTCCGTTTAACAACAACTGGAGCTTTGTATTTTTCAACATATTTCCAATCGCTTGTGTCTTGTTGTTCAGCCCATTCAATGAAATTGATTAGACCTTGTGTGTTGTGTTTGTATGCTTTTAAGTTGATAAATTCATTAGTTCTGTGTTCATTCTTGTAACTTGCCGATACATTCACAATAGGTTTATTTAAATGTTCACCTAGAACAGCTACATCTGTGAATGAACCATTTGCCATTGTGTATGTTTCGCTAAGTTTTTCAAAGATTGCTGGATGACTCTTAGGGTCAAAGTCATAAGTCACCATTTCATGCCAAGAATCTTCATGAACACCACGGTCAATTTGAATGAGCATAGAAGCCTTTTTTAGCTCTTCTAACGCATTTTCTGACACAGCCTTACGAGAACCTACACACCCTACTTCTTCGTCTGTAGTGAAGAGAATATGGGGTCTCAGACCTGATTCAAGAATGTCTAGGATAGTTTTTACACCAACACGGTCATCAGCACCTAAACATTTAATTTTAGGATTGTGTTCTGGTGATAGTAGAATATAGTTTCTAGTCACAAGAATATCCTTCTTTTTAGGAGTTCTTTGTTTTTCTGTTTCTTTAACTGTGTTTTGAACATAACCCTTACCATAAACATAGTTAGAGTATGTTGTACTCTTTGTGTTGATTGTATCTAAGTGAGCAACAAGACAAACTTGATTCTCTTTAGGACTGATTCCCATAATCATGTAATCTGTTACCTTTAAATCTGTGTAACCATAGTCAAGTAATACACTAGGCAACCATGAGAGCATTTCTGATTGAGTTTTTGTTAATACCTCGATAAATTTAGTCATTTTTGTTTCTCCTTTATTTCTTAAGTAGTTCTAAGAACTCATTCACTTTTGAGTCTTTGGTTTTTCTAAAGTTCTTAATAAGATATTTAGTAGATTCTTGTTGCTTTAATTTAAACACACTTCTCTCAAGACTAGAAAGTTGACCTAGAGCATATCTAATTGCAGGGTATTTTTCACAATACTCTTGCATAGAGTCTTCATTAAAATCTTCAAAGATTTCTGCTGTACCAAATTTAGCATAGTCATTTTTTGCTTGGTTTGCCCAAAAGTGGACTTTACCTCCAACTCGACTATTAAAACCTTGACAGTCAATATTCATACCTTTAATTTTATGGAAATCACCAACTTTCTTATTGAACACAATACATAATAGGACTGTGGTAAACTCATAACAAGCCTTAGCTCTAGTTCCACTAAAGTCTGCATACGTTCCTGCATGAGCAATTTCATTGTCTTTTCTTAAAAAGTAAGTTCTCATACTTGGCATAAGTTGTAATTTACCATCTTTATAGTAGGTAGAGTAACCTTTTAAATATTCAAAACCTAAGTGTTTTAATACAAGGTGAGTATCAGCCCCAGCAGTGCTATCTGATGCATTACATGAACCAGTGAAAGCCCAATAATCCACAAAGTTAGGAATTTCAAAATTCCCCATATCTACCCACAAGTCAGAAGCTCTAACATTTTCTCCAATGATAGTATCATATTCTCTATCATACCAATCATACCACCATTTTTGAACTTCACCAAAGTGACGAATCTCTTCATCTGTGTACTCAATACCAGCCTTTTTAAGTTGCTTGGCTAGTTTAGGTGCATTTTCACCTTCATCTAAGTCTAGACCAAAATAATCTTTTACCATAGACTTATATGTGAATTGTTTCAAACTAGAGTTAATACTTAGAATAGCATTTTTATACTTTTTAGCAATCATTTTTCCATAAGTTTCCCTTGATGAATATTCTGAAAAAGTTTCCTTAGCTAAGTATTCCTTGTACCAAATCATTACTAGACCTTTAGGTAGTCTACTACTTGCATACTTGTTGTAAAATTCATCAAAGGTCAATTTTTTAGCTTCCTTTGGCTTATCCTCTTCAATCAATCGGAACTTATTCAAATAATGGATATGCTTTTCTAATTCTTCTTTGTGTAGCTCATAGAACTTACTAGCATTACCAATTAGATAACCTTCTTTATCCAAAGTAACCAAGATGAAAGGTAAAGGGCTATAATAAGTCTTCTCTTTGTGGTTAAACAAATTAGAAGAGTATTTATTTTGTAATTCTTTGATAAGAGCTACTGTGCTTTCATCCCATGCTCGGATAATTTCAATCAAAGGTTCTGAAAGGTTCACAAGCTCCACACGTTTATTAAAGTCACTAGCTTTATATTCTTTAGCTTCTTCTGTTTCAGTTTCTTCAATATAGCTAGTTAGAGCTACCTCCAAATCCTTGTTAGTTTTTACAGATTCAACAATTTCTTCAAACACTTTTGTAGGCAACACTTTGCCAAGTTCTTTGTTTTCCTTAGTAACTGATTTTAGTTTCATTTTTAGTTTCTCCTTTTATAAAATACACAATTCCTTAACACCAATAAATTCACCATGTTGATAGAACTTTCTACCTGTGATATAAATTCCTTCAGTGTAACCTAATTCTTTTAAACATTCAGCAGTTATTTTAGATACAATTATGCCATCATATTTATGTAATAATTCATTCATTTTACGTTCTGTGATATTAGACCTATAATATAACTTAGTAAGTTTAATACCTTCAATTTTTCGTTGCCTTCTTAGAGTAACCTCTGCTCTTAGTGGTTCTTCTGTGGTACATGGATATATAGTTTTAATAATATTCCCATCTTTATCCACAATGTCAATATTATGTCCTGTTAAATTTGCTAAACTCATATAAACAACCCCTTACAAAGTTTCAATACTTCATCATAAGGTGCAGTCACACTTCTGAATCCATCACTTAACACAACCCCAGAACAAGTATACCTTTCAAATTTATAAGCTTTATCATTATAAGTAACATTTTCCCCATGCTTAAGTGGTATAAAGTTATTTAACTTATAAAATAAATTCTTGAGCACATCATGGCCAAAATCACCACCAACACAACAAACCTCAATCTTGTTTGTATATACTCTTGTTACTATACAAGGTCTATCTTTTGTAGTGATTCCATAATAGTTAGAATTACAAGCAACATAATCACCTACTTTAAAGTTACACAAACAAACCACCTACTTTCTTTATTTCTTCTTTACCAAAATAAAATTCTCTCTTTTCAATCAATACAGTATAGGGATACTCTGAATCTTTATTAAGTTTAGTCACAACACCTGCTTTACCTTTATCGCAATAGTCCCACATGTCACATACTGTTACAATTATATCCCCTATGTTTATATTATTCATATCAGCATACCTTTATGATACTTTCTAATATATTCCATAGGTACTTTGATAATTCCACCATTGTAGAAAACCATTACACCATAAGTATAATACTTTTGAAATACAACTTTAGTACCTTTAGGGATTGTAGTAAATTCTATATAATAGTCTTGAACAAATCCAACAATATCTCCACTGTGTAAAATATCTTCAGGATACATTTTCTCAAATGCTACCCAACTTTCCCAGAAGGTGTTACCATTCCATAAGCACTTTAACTCAATTTTAGCACCTTTTATATCAACAACTCTACAAGGTTTACCCCTGTCTGTCACTGCAAAATGGTTATAGGTTTTTGCTTGGACTATATCCCCAATCTTAAATGTACAAACCAACTCTTTCACCCCTTACTATTTCAAACAGTTTTAAGTTTGCATATTTAACCTTGCCTATATCATTATCAAAAGTACCTCCCACAATTTCAACTTTAGCATTATAAAATGGTTCTGCATCTAGTATCTTACATAATAAGCCTTTATTATAAGCCAAGGTACTTTCTTTTAGTCTGACAATATCACCCTTAATAAACATATAAACCTCGCCTATCAACAATGCTATAAGAAGCTGTGTTTTTAAATAAGACTATTCTTTGACCTGTTTTGTGACAAACACCATAAACTATATCAATATAAATCTCATCTATTGTAAAGGTATCACCCTTTTTGAATCTTCCTATATTCCTATTTAATTGTATCTCATCACCTAATTTAATTCCCACAACTAACCTCCTAACACACCATCAATAAAGCTATATTTTTCTTTACTTGATAAATCCAAGGCTTTTTGCAAGTCTTTACCTAATGTGTATGGTGGTTCATCTAAGTTGTCATAACTGAACATGACAAACATTTTGATAATGAAATCATCCATGAGTTCAACAGTAGCACTAAACCTTGCACTTTTCCAAGCGTTTTTTAGTTCCTTTTTCTTATTTGTTACTACTATGTTCATTTTTAATCTTCCTTATCATCTGTGATATAGAGGAAACTACCAATTAAGTATCCAACAAGCACACAAGCACAATAAATTTGTAAGCTATAATCAGCTGTGAAATTTCCAATAATAATTCCAATAGGCAAACCATACCATTTAATAACTTTCTTATAATTTAATTTCATTTACTCTTTCCTTTCAAATAGTCACCAGACGCTCTAGTTTAGTCTGTATCAAGCTTTAGCCAATCCTTAATATAATTATACCCCAATTAGCTAAAACTCAATACAGACGATTTTAAAGCCTTTAATAAGTATCACCAAATTTAATATATTCCCATTCAGAGATATCTATATCAAACTCAATAGGTTTATTATAATCTTCATCCCAAACTATAATATAGTACCCTTTGTCAGTATAGTATTTACCTAAAACAATACCATCTTTTAGCTCTACTTTTAAATCATCATTTTTGACTTGTTGGGATTTTTCTACACTTTTCACTTCTTCTACTTTACCTTTTGGTGCAAAATTTACCCAAAGGAGCAGTAAAACTATAAAAATTGCGATTGAGTAG